CCTGATTGACCTCTATGGCCCCATCCTCGCCATCGACCGAGGGGAGCGTCTGGGCAAGTCCATGAACGCCTATAAGCAGCGGTGGTTCCGGGAGATACGGAAGACCAATAAGGTCGAGCCTATGCCCGGCTCCGAAGAAGCGATCATGGGCCGGATCAAGGACATCTTCTTCAGCTTGCGCGAGGAAGACTACCTCGACCTGCCTCCCCTGATTCCGGTGGACCACGAAGTCCACTTGAGCAAGTCCGAGATGGCGGGCTACCGGGAGTTCGAGCGAGAAACCGCGTTCGAGGTGCTGGATCGCTGGGGGGAGCCAGAGATCATTGAAGCGGTCAACAATGGCGTCCTGACAGGCAAGCTGCTGCAATATGCCAACGGGAGTCTATATCGGGAGGACAAGAGTGCCTTCAAGGTTCACGACCACAAGCTGGACGTTCTTGAGTCCATCGTAGAAGAAGCTGCGGGTCGGCCAATACTGGTTGCCTATAGCTTCAAATTTGATAAGGATGCTATCAAGAAGCGTTTTCCTTGGTGTCGGATATTTGGTGAAGGCCGGAACGACATGAGGGACTGGAACGAGGGTAAGATTAAGATGCTGGTGACGCACCCGTCCAGCGCGGGCCATGGGCTTAATTTCCAGAAGGCGTCGAACATAGCCGTGTGGTATGGGCTTACCTTTTCCTTAGAACTATATAGGCAGTTTATAAAGAGACTGCACAGGTCAGGACAAAAGCAAGATCGGGTTTTCCTCCATAGGATTTTAGCCGTGGGGACGGGAGATTACGATGTTCTGGATGTTCTCAAAGACCGAGGTGCTACTCAAGACCAGATAACAGACGCGGTTAGAATTAGGTTAGAGAAGGCGGCACGATGAGCGATATTGATGATCGGATGCAGCAGCACACCCAGAAAGGCCAGACCGGGCTTGGCCTCGCAGATAGCGCGCTGCAAGGCGTGTCCGTCAGCTTTCTGGCGCAGGTCTTCCAGCTTGACCCGGCGAAGGTGAAACGCCTTCTGGTGAACTGCCCGATCAAGCACAGCCAGAAGCGCGGCAAGACCCAGACCCAGCACCTCTACGACCTCGCCACGGCGGCCCAGTATCTTGTGGAGCCTAAGATCAGCGTCGAGGACGTGCTGAAGCAGATCAAGCGCGAGGACCTTCCCCCGGCTATCAACACGGCGTTCTGGGATGCGCAGTTGAAGCGGCAGAAGTGGGAGGAGAACGCTGGGCAGCTTTGGAGGACCGAGACGGCCCGGTCGGTCATCGGCGGTATGTTCCAGACGGTCAAGTTCACGATCCAACTTTGGGGGGACACTATCGAGCGCCAGACCGGGCTTACGGAAGACCAGCGTGAGGTCTTGAACAGCATGACCGACACACTCCAGCAGGAGATGTTCGACTCGCTCCAAGAGAACGCTCAAACCCACATGACAGGCCCCCAGCTTGCGGAGTTGAACGATATGCTGACGGAAGCCAAGAAGGGTTCCACGGCCCTTTTGAACCCTGCTCTGAAGGAAGAAGACAGCGATGCTGATGACTACTCCGACCTTATCTGAAGTCACCCTAGAGAACCTTATTCTGGAGGCTGCCGAAGCAGTGCGCCCGGCTAAGAGGATGACCGTCTCCCAGTCCGCCGAGGAATACCGGAAGCTGAACAACCCCGGAGCCTATGTGGGTCCGTGGCTGAACAACACGACCCCCTATCTGGTCGAGCCTATGGACGTGCTGCAATCGCAGAGGTTCACGGGCATGGCTTTTGCGGGACCCGCCCAGACCGGCAAGAGTCTAGCCCTCGACACGCCTATCGCTACGCCATCAGGGTGGGTAACTATGGGGGGGATCGAGGTAGGGGACGAGGTTTTCGGGGCAGATGGAAAACCAACCCGTGTCTTGGTAGCCAATCCCGTTCAGCACGACCGACCATGTTACCGTGTCGTCTTCGATGACGGGACAGAGATCGTGGCAGACGGGGAGCATCGCTGGCTTGTAGAGGACGTGAACCGAGGCAAACCTCGGATAGTGACAACGGAGGAGATGGTCTTCGCTGGCGTTCTCGCAGGTAAACGTGCGCGGTATAGCGTCCGTATCGCGCCCCCCTTGGAGTTGCCCAAGGAGGAGTTATTTATGGACCCCTACGTCCTTGGGGTTTGGTTAGGGGACGGGTCAGAACTCTATGGCTACGTTTCGTGTGGGCGGGACGACGAAGAGGCTCTGGTGGCTGAAATCGTTGCACGGGGATACAAGACCACAACCTACAAACCTAGTTCTTTGCACCGCTGCTACGCCCTCGGAGTTCGTGGCCCCGACGGGGTTTTCATAGACCAGTATTTATCCACGATGGGGCTTGGTGGAGGACTAGGAAAAAGAATCCCAGCAGAATATCTCCGCTCTTCGGAGCCGCAGCGTAGAGAACTCCTGCGCGGCTTGTGTGACACGGATGGAGGACTTTCGGGCCCCCATAAGCGCGCGGTTCAGTTTACCTCGGTTGACGAAAGCCTAGCACGGCAAGTTTCAGAACTTGCTGTGAGCCTTGGTTTCAAAGCCAGACTCAAGTATAAGCCCGGCCTCGGACGAGGGTCTTGGAATGTGTTATTTACGATCTACAACGGAGAGGATGCCTTTTCGATTCCGAGGAAACGAAACCTCCCGAGTGCGGAGAAAAACACTCGCCGTGGGGAGACTTCGCGTAGGTTTATCCGGGCGATAGACCCGGTAGATTCGGTTCCTGTTCGCTGTATCGGAGTGGCCGCAGACGATCACCTCTTTCTAGCGGGGACCGGGATGGTGGCGACTCACAACACCGACATGGCCCTGAACTGGGTGGGGTATTCGGCCAAGTGTGACCCGGCTGACATGATGATCGTCCAGACCTCGCAGACGACCTCGCGTGACTTCAGCATCCGCCGGATCGACCGTCTGCATCGGCACAGCACAGCCATCGGCGCGATGTTGGCGGCGGGCACCCAGAGCGACAACACCTTCGACAAGCAGTATCGCTCAGGCATGATGCTCTCGATGTCGTGGCCCGCGATCAACGAACTCTCCGGTAAGCCGATCCCGCGCCTCTGGCTGACGGACTATGACCGCATGCCCGAGAACATCGACGGCGAAGGCGACCCGTTCTCACTGGCCCGGAAGCGTGCCACCACGTTCCGCTCCCACGGCATGTGCGCGGCTGAAAGTTCGCCGGGCTATGTGGTCGAGAACCCGAAGTGGATCAGGCACAGCAAGCACGAAGCGCCACCCACAAAAGGCATCCTCTCGATCTATAACGATGGGGATCGACGGCTCTGGTATTGGCAGTGCGTGACCTGTCAGGAGTGGTTCGAGCCTGACTTCGGCCTGCTGCGCTGGCCCGACCTGAAGGACGCCATGGAGTCCGGTGAGCAGGCGACACTGCATTGCCCCCACTGCGATCAGGAGTATCACCACGATCCGAAAGACGGGCTGCCGGGCAAGCATATTCTGAACCACGGCGGCAAGTGGGTGCCTGACTACTGCACCATCGACAAGGACGGCGTGATCCACGGAACCTCGATCCGAAGCACGATTGCCTCCTTCTGGCTCAAGGGGGTCGCTGCGGCCTTTGCGGACTGGAAGACGCTGGTCAACAACTACATTGTCGCGGAGCGGGACTACGAGAACACCCAGTCCGAGGAGAAGCTGAAGACCACGGTCAACACCGATCAGGGCCACCCCTACACCCCCAAGAGCATGTCGAGCGACAGGGTGCCGGAGGTCCTGAAAGGCCGTGCGAAGCCGCTAGCCCAGAAGGAAGTTCCGGTCGGCGTCCGGTTCCTGATCGCCACCATCGACGTGCAGAAGAACCGATTTGTCGTGCAGGTTCACGGCATCCACACGAACAAGGACATCTCGGTCATCGACCGCTTTGACATCAGGAAGTCCAAGCGCATCGACCCCGAGGGCGAGAGGTATTGGGTGAACCCCGGCGCACACCCGGAGGACTGGAAGCTGATCTCGGAGGAAGTCTTGTCCAAGACCTACCCGCTGATCGACGCTTCTGGTCGGCGCATGGGCGTGCGGTTCACGGTCTGCGACTCGGGCGGTAAAGCGGGCACGACCTCGAACGCTTATGACTTCTACCGCTGGCTCCGGCACGGGGACGACCCTGACGTGGAGACCGAAGATGAGGGCGAGTACGAGTGGCATCAGGCCAACGCGGGCAGGTTCCTGCTCCTGAAGGGTGCGTCTACGAAGACGGCCCCCAGAGTGTCGATCACCTACCCGGACAGCCAGCGTAAGGACCGCCATGCAGGCGCGCGCGGAGAAATCCCGGTTCTCATGCTGAACACCAATCTGCTGAAGGACACGCTGAGCAACATGCTGGACCGGGTGGAGCCGGGCAATGGCGTCTTGTTCCCCGACTGGCTCGATGACAACTTCTTCATCGAGTTGACCGTGGAGGTGCGCGATCCGGTCAAGGGCTGGCTCAATCCGAAAAACTACCGGAACGAAAGCTGGGACTTGCTGGCGTACTGCTTGGCCGCCCAGTTGACGCCCACCATGAACGTAGACCATATTGATTGGAAAGAACCGCCCCGGTGGGCTGAAGAGTGGGACATCAACGATCTGGTATTTGATCCAGAAATAGAGGATAAGCCCTTCAACGACGATCAAAAGCCGAAGAAATCCCTAAAGGACCTAGCGTCCAGTTTGGCATGAGGAAATTATGGTACTGACCGAGACCGAGATCGAGACCTACACGGGATACCTTACCGAGGCGCGCGGGGCGCTCCATAAGCTGACCATTGGTGGGCAGGCTCGAACCTATGTTGACCAGAACGGCGAGCGCGTCGAGTTCACTGCGGGGAACCGAGGAGCGTTGCGCCAGTATATCTGGGAACTCGAAACGAAACTCGGCCTGCGCAAGACCGCTGGCCCAATGACAGCGGGGATGTTGTGATGCGAGTTCTCGATCAGGCGGAAGCCGAAGTAGCGAACACCATTGCGGAACTGGTCGGTGGCGAAAGCAAGGACATGGCGTTCTCCGGGGCCTACGATGGTGCGGCGAAGTTCGACAAGCAGATCAACCTGTGGAACCCGCCCCTGTCTTCGGCAGACTCCGAGATCATCCCGGACAAGAGTTCGCTGGACGCCCGGTCGCGCGACATGGGCCGTAACGACGCCTACGTTCAGGGTGGTGAGCAAATCCACAAAGACTCCATCGTGGGTCATATGTTTACGCTCAATTCCAAGCCGAACATCACCATCTTGGGGTGGACTGACGAGCACGGCGAGGCGTTTCAGGAAGAGGTTGAGGCCAAGTTCCAGACATGGGCTGAAAGCCCCCACAATTGGGTGGACGCCCGGCGCAAGCACGATCTGACATCCATGATCCGGCTGGCGGTCGGGGTCTATGTCTATGGCGGCGAAGTCCTCGGGACGTGCGAGTGGATCAACAGCAAGCGG